CAAGGTCTGATGACCGTGGCCGCCACCGCCGGCACGGCAGCCCGCTTCCGTGGCCGCAAGACGGGTGAGACGACCTGGGCGCTGTACCGCGTGGCCTAAACCCCAAGGGGGCTTCGGCCCCCGTCTTCAAAAGGAATCGGTATGCCGAATACCAAACCTGTAGGGGTTGCGTTCAGTGACCCGGAGCTGACCTCAGGCACCACAATCAGTGGTGCAACCGTCAGCGGTTCGACCATCAGCGGCGCAACTATCAGTGGTTCGACCACCATCGATAGCACGTCGAAGATCGCGTCGAACATCCCCTCTGGCTTCAATGAGATGCAGCAGGGCGCGACGATTGCCACTACTGGCAACAGCGACGTGTATGTGATCTGTGATGCCGCCGGCACCTTGACTGCGGCCCGTTTTTCGGGCACCACGGGCTTGGCTGCCAGCAATACCGACTACATCACGTTCAGCATCACCAACTTGGGCACGACCGGCTCTGGCACTGCGGCTATGCTTGCAGCAACGGATGCCAACACCACCAAGTCCACGGGTGGCACTGCGCTGACGGCAAACGCCGTGCGGTCGCTGGCGCTCAACGGCACTGCCGCCAATCTGGTGGTGGCTGCTGGGGATCGTCTGCTGATTCGCGCTGCTGCTACCGGCACGCTGGCCAACACCGTGACCTTCCCGGTGTACAACCTAGCGTTCAGTGTTCTGTGAACCACGGGGGCTTCGGCCCCCGCTTCAACATGGCAGTCATCTACCTGCGTCACCCGATTCACGGGGCTAAGGTCGCTTGCAGCGATCAAGAGGCCGCATACGACGAGCAAAACGGCTGGGAGCGATTCGACCCCAACGAACCTTCGCCGCCCGTTGACGCCGCGCCCGCACCGCAAGAGAATGCGCTTCCGGTGAGGCGCAAGCGCCGCGCCGAAGGAGCGTGACATGGCAACCACTGCCGGCGACCAGATCAATCGAGCCTTGCGTCTGCTAGGCGTGTTGGCCGAAGGCGAGACGCCTTCTGCGTCGGTGTCGCAAGACAGCCTGACGGCGCTCAACCAGATGATTGAGTCGTGGAACACCGAGCGACTTTCGGTGTTCTCGACGCAGGATCAGGTGTTCAACTGGCCACCCAGCACGCGCAGCCGCACGCTTGGGCCGACCGGCGACTTCGTGGGCAACCGCCCCATCCTGTTGGACGACGCGACGTACTTCCGCGATCCGCAGACCAACGTCAGCTTCGGCATCAAGATCATCAACCAGCAGCAGTACAACGGCATCGCTGTCAAGACCGTCACATCGACGTACCCGCAGGTCATTTGGATCAACATGACCTACCCGGACATCGAGATGTACATCTACCCGGTGCCGACCCGGTTGCTGGAATGGCACTTCATCAGCGTCGAAGAGTTGACGCGGCCGGCAACGCTTGCCACCGATCTGACGTTCCCGCCTGGCTACCTGCGCGCGTTCGTCTACAACCTGGCGATGGAGATCGCGCCTGAGTTCGGCGTCGAGCCTTCGCCCCAGGTGCAGCGCATCGCCATGACCAGTAAGCGCAACCTCAAGCGCATCAACAACCCGGACGATGTGATGTCGATGCCCTACTCGCTGGTGGCTACGCGGCAGCGGTTCAACATCTACGCGGGGAACTATTGAGTGAAAACCCCGATTCTCGGGTCGTCGTATGTGGCCCGCAGCGTCAACGCTGCGGACAGCCGCATGGTCAACCTTTATCCCGAGATCATCGCCGAAGCGGGCAAGGAACCGGCCTTCTTGCAACGCTGCGCGGGGTTGCGACTGCTCACCAGCGTCGGGTCCGGACCGATTCGCGGACTGTGGACGTTCGGGAACTACGGCTATGTGGTCAGCGGCACGCAACTGTACAAGATCGCCGCCAACTACACCGCCACGCTGCTAGGCACGATTGCCGGCACGGGGCCGGTGAGCATGGCCGACAACGGCACGCAGTTGTTCGTCGCAGCCAATGGCCCCGGCTACATCTACAACGCCAACACCAACGTCTTCGCTCCGATCAGTGACCCCGACTATCCCGGTGCGGTGACGGTCGGCTATCTGGATGGCTATTTCGTCTTCAACGAACCCAACAGCCAGAAGATTTGGGTGACGGCGCTGCTTGACGGCACTTCGGTTGATCCGCTGGACTTCGCCAGTGCTGAAGGGTCGCCGGATGGAGTGGTGGCCATCCTGTCAAACTTCCGCGAGATTTGGGTGTTCGGCACCAACAGCGTCGAGGTCTGGTACGACTCGGGCGCGTCGGACTTTCCGCTGCAGCGCATCCAAGGCGCGTTCAACGAGCTTGGCTGCGCGGCCGCCTTCTCGGTGGCCAAGATGGACAACGGTGTGTTCTGGCTCGGCAAAGACGCCCGTGGCCAAGGCATCGTTTATCGGGCCAATGGCTACACCGGCCAGCGCATCAGCACGCACGCGGTCGAGTGGCACATCCAGTCCTACGGCAACATCAGCGATGCAATCGCATATACCTATCAGCAGGACGGCCACAGCTTCTACGTCCTGACGTTCCCGTCGGCCAACAAGACTTGGGTGTACGACGTGGCCACCAACGCCTGGCATGAGCGCGCTGGATGGGTCAATGGCGAGTTCACGCGGCACCGCAGCAACTGCCAGATGTTCTTCAACAGCGAGGTGATCGTAGGCGACTACGAGAACGGCAAGCTGTACGCCTTCGACCCGACCGTCTACGCCGACGATGGCCAGATTCAGCGGTGGCTGCGGTCCTGGCGCGCGCTGCCCACCGGCCAGAACAATCTCAAGCGCACCGCGCATCACAGCCTGCAACTCGATTGCGAGTCCGGCGTAGGGTTGAACCTTGGCCAAGGTAGCGATCCGCAAGCCATGCTGCGGTGGAGCGATGATGGCGGCCACACTTGGTCCAACGAACATTGGTCGGGCATGGGCAAGATCGGCGAATACTACCGCCGCGTCTTCTGGCGCCGGCTCGGCATGACGCTCAAACTGCGCGACCGGGTGTACGAGGTCAGCGGCACCGATCCAGTGAAGATCGCCATCATGGGCGCTGAACTGCTCATCGACCCGACGAGGGCGTGATGGCTACGTCGCCTGCCGCCAACCCGACGCCGATCACCCCGCCGCGGGTGCCGATAATTGACCCGCGCACGGGGCTCATTGATCGCGCTTGGTATCAGTTCTTCCTGAGTCTGTTCCGTTCGGCCGAGACCAACGACTCACCCAATCTTGCGCCGGCCAGTCAAGACCTGAGCGGCGACTTTGCCAACCTGTACGACCAGGCGCAACTTGCGTCGATGATGGCGCGGTACGACGACTGCTGCCGCGCGCTGGAGCAGCAGATTGGCACGCTGCCGTCGGCGGTGCAGCTCGCAGAGTTGGTCAAGGAAGTCGAGGCGCTGCAACTGTTGCCGCCGCCCCGGGGGTTCAAGCGCAGCCGCTACGGGTCGTTCTACGACACCACGACGCAGACGGCGGGCACGATCAACACCGCCACGGCGATCACATTTAACACGACCGACCTGTCGCGTGGGGTGACGCTTGGCAGCCCAACCTCTCGGGTTACGGTGGATACCGAAGGCATTTACAACTTCCAGACCAGCATCCAGCTCGACTCGACGGTTGCCACGGGCGAAACGTTTTACCTGTGGTTCCGGCTCAACGGCGTGGATGTGACGAACTCCGCGAGCCAGGCGCGCGTGCAGGGCAACAACGCCGAGGTGTTTCTGGCGCTCAACTACTTCTTCAACCTCAAGGCCGGGGATTACGTCGAACTCATGTTCAGCGTGAGTAACCTCGGCGTGCAACTTCTGGCTTCCGGCGCCGTCGCCCCGCACCCAGGTATTCCGTCTATCATCCTGACCGTCTCCAACAACATCGGGGGCATTGAATCATGACCGTCACCGTCAAAGTCCTGATCCCGGCCAAGATTGCCGAAGGCACACAGACCACGCAGTACACCGCCAACGGCGTCACGGCGATCATCGACAAGTTCACCGCGGCCAACTACAGCGCGGCGGCGGCGACGATCAGCGTGAACCTGGTGACTGTGGCCGATACGGCTGGCAACCAGA